TTTTGGTCACCGCCTCTAATCTTCCTGAAAGCACGTTGGGCGAAACCACTGCACCTTATCGTGGTAGAACAATCAAACTGCCCACCTCCAGAACCTTTGCGGACTGGCAGGTTACCATTCTTTCTGATAAAGATATGCGACTGCGTAACAAATTTGAAAGATGGCTTGAAGATCTCAACGGTGCTGAGGATAACCTTGCTGAAAGAGAAGTGACTCTTGTAAACACCACTGATTTCCCCGATTGGTCAATCGACCAACTTGATCGTAACGGCGAGGCGATCAAATCTTATACTATGAAATACTGTTTCCCTAAATCCATCTCATCCATCACGGTTGATGCGACTGAAGAAGGACTTTCATCCTTCACCGTTGATTTAGCATACTCGTACTTCATCACTTCTGATGTCAATGTTGGATACGGAGTACCCGGAAACAGAACGCCCGGTGAATAAGGAATAATACATTATGCCTGTTGAATTGTTTGGAATTTCAATAGGAAGAGCGAAAAAAGAGGCACTATCTCAACAAACCCCTGTTGATCAAAAGGCTGCTTCATTTGTCCTTCCTGATCTCGACGATGCCATGCCAGTTGATGCTGGTGGGTATTACGGTATCGGTATTGATCTCGATGGATCTCTAAGGTCCGAAGCCCAATTTATTGCAAAATATCGTGAAATGGCGATGCATCCTGAAATCGAGCAGGCTGTAGAAGATATTTGTAATGAAGCGATTGTTCACTCTGAAAAACGATTTCCTGTAACTTTAGATTTGAGTTATTGTAAGATAACTGACTCTCAAAAAGAATCACTTGAAAAAGAATTCAATTACATCCTTCGTCTTTTAGATTTTAACAATAAAGGCTATGAAATTTTTAGAAGATGGTATGTGGATGGCAAAGGTTACTTCCACATGATCGTGAATCCAAACCAACCCCGTCGCGGCATTATTGAGATGCGACCAATCGACGCAGGAAAAATTAAAAAGATTGCAAAGGTTGATAAAAAGACTGACGCTAAGACTGGTGCTAAAACAATAAAAAGTGTCAAAGAAGTTTACGTTTATCGTGAGAAGCCTAATGAGGGTTCAGCCATCGAGATCGCTCCTGAAGCAATCGATTATTTCCCTTCAGGGCTTTATGATCCTTCGAGAACCAGAGCAGTTTCGTATCTTCAAAAAGCAATCAAGCCTCTCAATCAGTTGAGAATGGTTGAAGATGCTACCGTTATTTACAGACTCTCCCGTGCGCCCGAACGAAGAATCTTTTACGTTGACGTTGGCTCCTTACCGAAAAATAAAGCAGAGCAGTACGTCATGGGATTGATGAATCGATATCGTAATAAACTAGTTTACGATGCGAACACTGGAGAGATTCGTGATGACCGAAAGTTTATGAATATGCTTGAGGACTATTGGTTCCCGCGTCGTGAAGGTGGTAAAGGCACTGAAGTTTCAACTCTTGACGGCGGACAAAACTTGGGTGAGATGGACGATGTGATGTATTTCGAAAAGAAACTCTACAAATCTCTTAATATTCCGATGTCTCGTCTTGAGGCAGACACCGGATTCAACATGGGTCGAGCGTCTGAGATCAGTCGTGATGAGTTGAATTTTCAAAAGTTTATTGATCGACTGAGAAACAAGTTTAACCTTTTGTTTATGAACGCTCTGCGTGTTCAATGCATCCTCAAAGGAATTACTAGAGAAGAGGAATGGTATCGTATTCAACAAGATATTCGGTTTGAATACTCTTCTGATTCCTACTTTACAGAAAGTAAAGAAAATGAGGTACTTCAAGAAAGACTAAATATTCTTAGAGATATCAACGATCATATTGGTGATTATTATTCGCGTGAGTGGGTCAGAAGAAACATCCTTCGACAGTCTGACACAGACATGAAGGACATGGACAAACAAATATCTTTTGAAAGGGAGAATGGACTTATACCAGAAAAGTCCAATGATGCATTCTAATGAGTAACGAAATGAGAAAAGCAATTGATCTGATGCTATTTGCACCCGAAAAGGTTGCGAAGGGATTTATCAATTCTTTGCTTGCCTCAAAAACTATTGCCGTTATGGAATCAAGAAGACTTCAAATCAGTGAAGAGGCTACCAGACCAAAAGAAAAGGTTGAGGCTGAAACTGAAAAAGAGGATAAAGATGATGTTGCCCTTGATCCAGAATTCCAAAAAGAGTTTTACTTAAAATCATTTGAATATAAAGGTAAACTTATAACTTTGAAGAAATTGGGTATGGGTGCATCCGCCCCTGTTTCCGCTTATGTTGATGATAAGAGAACTGAAATCTTTTTAACACCGGAACAGGCTGAAAGAGAAATCAAGAAAATTATTGATATGAAAGAAAAGGTGAGAGATGCTAAAATGGAAAGTCTCGAAAATGCGGGATTGGATGGTGTGATTGTTGAGCATGATGATAAAACAACCACTAATTTGTCTTTTGAACAGATATCAGAGGTTTTAGAAATTTATAAGAGGCTAAATAATAAGAATAAAGATAGGTTCGATGTCACCTTTGCGAAATCTAGCGATGAGGCGACTGAGATGATTAATTATTTCAAGAAAGGCTTGAGAGGAATCTAAAATGAATATAATTTCTGTCGTAGATGCTATCGCTAATAAGCAGTTTAACGCTGCCGAGGAGGGCATTGCTGAAATCCTTAAATCAAAAATGACTGACGCACTCTCCGCCAGAAAAGACGAGGTTGCACAATCCGTTGCAAAAAATATTGAAGAAGAAAATTCTGATTATGATGATTTCTTCAAAAAGGCAATGAAAAAGTTTGGTATCTCATCCCCCGCAGACTTGAAGTCTGAAGAGGAAAAAAAGAAGTTTTTTAATTACGTCGATAAAAACTTCAAAGCAAAACAGGAAACAGACTAATGCTACTTATCACAGAGGTCAACGATAATGTGAAACTCGTCACCGAAGAGGTTAACGGTGAAAAGCAATATCATATTGATGGTGTGTTCATGCAAGCCGAGCAAAAAAATCGTAACGGCAGAGTGTATCCATCAAAAACTCTGATGAATGAGGTCAAGAGATATAATAATGAATATGTAAAAAGCAGTCGTGCGATGGGTGAACTCGGACATCCTGATGGTCCCCAACTCAATCTTGAGAGAGTGTCGCACTTAATTAAAGAACTAAGAATCGACGGAAACGATGTTTATGGTAAAGCAAAGATTCTTGACACCCCATACGGTAAAATTGTAAAAGATCTTATCAAAGAGGGAGTCAAGATTGGTGTTTCTTCCAGAGGCATGGGTTCGTTGAAACAAGTCAATGGTGTGAACGAGGTGCAAGAAGACTTCTCACTTTCCGCCGTTGATATCGTCGCTGACCCTTCTGCCCCTGATGCGTATGTTCAAGGCATCATGGAAGGAAAGGAATGGGTGTGGGAAAACGGTATTCTCACATCAAGAACTATCGAATCTCACAAGAAGCACATCGAGCGTGCTTCAAAAAGTGATTTAGAGGAAGCAAAGTTGTACGCTTTCGCAGATTTCCTCTCAAAATTATCGAAAGATAAATAAAGAAGACTTAAGGAGAGAACAAATGAGTCTGAAACACGCTCTTGAAACTGCGAAAGAAATTCTCGCTCAATCTGCTGAACAACTTGACGAAACTTACGTCGAGGCTGAAATGGATGAACGATCCGCTAAGGCTAAGAAAAAGTCTGGTGGTGAAGACAAGGACGCAGCCGTGACCGCTGACGGTGACGGTGCTAAGTCAGAGGATGGGACCACTCCAAAGGTCGCCGAACCACTGGAAACTGGTCAACTTGGCAAAGTTGAAAAACCAGAGGACAGTGAGGAAGAAATGCCTATGATGAAAGATCCTAGTGAGGAAGAGTATGGTGCTGAGGAGGACATGCATATGGGTTCCGAAGAGGATATGCATGATGGTGAGGAAGAAGAAGAAGTCACCACCCCCGGTCAAACCATGAAGGTTAAAAAGAAGATGAAAGAATCTTTAGGAAACCTTTTCTCTGGTGAGGAACTCTCCGAAGAATTCAAAGAGAAGGCTGAGGTCGTTTTTGAAGCAGCCATCGATATGAGAGTTGATGAAATTAGATCTGAACTCTCTGAAGAATTTGAAACCCAACTTGAAGAAGAAAAAGAACAACTTTCAACCAAATTAGACGAATATCTCTCTTACGTCGTTGAAAATTGGATGAAAGAAAATCAAGTCGCCATCGATGCCGGAATTCGTTCTGACATCGCTGAATCATTCATGACTGGTCTTAAGGGTCTGTTCGAAACTCACTACGTTTCGATGCCACAAGAGAAGTATGATCTTGTCGATGGTCTTAATGATAAGATCGATGACCTTGAGTCTAAGTTGAATGAATCTATCGAAAAGAGCATCGAACTCTCTAAGGGTCTGATCAAGGCTCAGTGCGAGGCTCTTTACGAATCAGAGGCAAAAGACATGATTGAAGCCGACGAGGAAAAATTCAGAAAAATGGTTGAAAACCTTGATTTTGATACCGTCGAGGACTTCCAAGATAAACTTTCAACCTTGAAAGAAAACTTCTTCAATGAAGAAGAAACAGTAAAAACACCTCTCGTTGAGGAGTTTGCAGTCAGCGAAGAAGATGATGTCAAAGAGAATATTGATCTTTCACCATCCATGTCCGCTTACACGAATATGTTAAGTAGAATTAACACTTCCGCCAAAAACAACAGGCTAAACTAAGCCAAGGAGACACTTAAATGGAACAACAATTAGTTGAAAACCTGAAAAATAAGTGGGAGCCTGTCCTTAACTGCGAGGGCATGGAACCCATCAAGGATAACTATCGAAGAAATATCACTAGTATCCTTCTTGAAAACCAAGAAAAAGCACTGAGAGAAGAAGCAAACATTTCTCCTGTCGGTGGCAGAGGAGCAAACGGTTTTGCCGATACCAACGGTGCGTTTAACCAAATTG